GAGAATAGTAATTGGTTTACATAATATTATTTTTCAATTTTGTATACTGTATACAATCCATACATAGAAAATAAAACCGCACCACGTAGTATTTAAAACTACGTGATACGGTCTCTAAAACTATAACCTAAACTAAAACATAGAAAAGAACTGTTTAAACTCTGTACCCGTTAAATTATCCGAAAAACAAATCTTATTCTTACGAATATAATCAAAGATAATTGATTCGTTATTATTCAACGCCACAAAACCACAAGTCGTTAATAAGTCAGCGCTGAACGTATCTGAAATAACTCTAGTTCCTTTTTGTATCTCCGTTGTTTTAGGCGAAACATACCAAAAACAATTATCTTTATATCGTAAAAACTCCATTAAGTATTTAAAATCACGATACACTAGAACAACCGTATATATACGCTCGCACTCTTCACGTTCACAAGGTAAATGCGGTTGTGGTGTTGTTTCGTACGTGATACCGTCTATAGCTTTTTTCGCGTGTCCAAAAATCATATTATTAGAATCAGTACTAGGACAACGCCACAACGCTATTGTAACATCATTAATATTATAATAGTCTATAGTGTCGTTTTTCTGTGAAAGCGCGTTCGTTAGCTCGAAATCTCTGTAATAAGGGTTAAATCGTGATATTAAGTTACCAATCATATAAACGCAACCCTTGTTATATCTTAGTATCGTGCTAAACATATTTAACAGTTTGTTTGGCTCGTCGCTTAAATATGTCTCGCTTATAAACTCCTCGAATATGATTGTAAAGTAATTTTTAAAGACTTGCGATTTATACGTTATATATTTAGATAATGCAAGCACTCGCCCTATTAACATTTCGCGTGTGATTTTTCCGTCCTCGGTCAAGTTTCCGAAATAAATTTCATGTCTGTAAACCGATACATTATTATAAACCCCACCCGTTAATAACGAAATGTCTATATCATCAAAATAAGTTGCACAATAAACGTCTTTCGTCTCGTCAACATAACGCCTTAAATATACAAATTTCTTTTTGCAATCTCCGTTTACAATATTGTTATAAGCGTCTTGTAATACCTTAGTTTTTACGGCGTAGCTTTTACCAGAGTTTCGCCCACCATTTAAAATTATAATATCGCCTTTTATGCGCTTTACTTTTTCAACAGTTACGGGAAATACTAGCTTTTTATTGCTCGTTGTTTTCAACCTCCTTTTCGATAGCCTGTAAGCGCGTATCTATAGCTGATAGAGTGCTAACAAGTTTATCATTAAATTTGTAATTGCTATATAAGAAATAACCAACAACTACACAACTAACGCCGTTATTAACTATAAGATTTATAATTGATTCCATATTTTACACCCCTAACGAAATAGCGCGCACTACGTCCAGCGCTATAATATCAATGATTTTATTTAACTCTGCTACCTCGGTCTCTTCTGTAAAAAGTTTTTGTGAACTTGTTATACCAATATTCCCGTGACGCTCCAGCGTAATAGATTCGTTAACCGTTCCTGTATCTGTTCCGCTCGTCGTTCCCTCGGTTGTGTCTTTTCCTGTATGTTTTTGCGTTCCCTGTTTGGTTGTTGTCTCAGTTCCTCCGCGTGTCGTTGTCGAATCGTCCGTTATAATTTCGCCGTGTGAAACGGTCGTAATGTCCTCGCCCGATTCCGTCCGCGTATTAGTTCCCGTTTTAGCGCTTTTTTCGGTGTCGTTAAATGCTGAACTATCAAACGTTGTACGTGAATCGGTGGTTGTTTCATTAATTCCGTTTGTTTCAGTCTTGCCATAATCAACGCTTGTTTCGTCTGTTCCCGAGTGTGTCGTTGTACTTTCGGTGTTTTCGCTAGTGTCAAGTGTTAACTCGTCCGTGAAATTGTCCGCGGTTTCTGTGTTGTAAGTCGTTTCGCTTGACGTTTCGCCGTTTGTCGTGTTTTCGGTTTCGGTCACTCGTGTTGTTGTTTCCGTTCCGTCAACGTTCCACAGTGGGTTATACTCCATATTGAACACATTAAACAAGCGATCATATTTCATATAATTTCTAATAATTATATTAGTGGTACGTTTGTTAACGCGTGTTTCAAGTGTGGTTAAGTTTTCGCTATCGTCCAGCAACTCACGGAAACCGAAATCTAATTCTATAGTATCATTTACTGCGTTAATAATTGCACTAGTTAGCCACGCGGTCGAAACTACGTTATAAAACTGATTAACCGTCGATATTAAAAAATCTGAAAATATTTTTTTATCATGATTTAAATATGTGCTAATCCTCATTGTTTACAACCTCCGTTTCATTTTCTATTGTTTCACGTGAAACGTTTGTAACGTCGAAACGCTCATTAATCTTAACAGTTATATTTGTGCCGTAAATCTCATTTACACGTTCAACTCCTTTTTCACGACATTTTAACATATCGTCAAGAGAAATTAATAAAACTTGTGTATCACTTTCAACCTCTGATTCGGTCATATTACCGCGCTTATTATTCCTAAACTTTACACCTATATCACGGTAGAACATTTCGAGTATTTTGTCACGTGCTAGTAAAATGTCTGTTAACGTGTCGTTGGTGTGATTGCGTGTAATTTCAATATTTCTAAATGATTCAATTATCGGTGTGTCTACAACAATGTCACGTTTTCCAAGTCTTAAAAGATTAAAAAACTTTTTTAATGCTCCGCGTGTCTGTTCGTTTGTTGCGGTCGGAATACTTGTTAATCTCATATTACAAGCATATGTGCTTATAGTGCTTTCAATGTCTGCAAGCATACACGCGTAACGCTGTATAAAAGTTAAAAGTGAACCGTCACTATGAATATTTAAAACATTGTCTTTTAACGACGAATTATATATTATAGCGTAGTCGTCGATATTAATATTAGATTTTGAACCGATAACGGCGTTGGCGTATGTCGCGCGTGTTGGGTTGTAATATTTATCAAAATCGTAAATAGATGTAACCGCGGTTATTATTTCGCCTTTATACGGAAATACAAAACAATGTCCGGTCAATATTAAATTCGATTCAATTTCGCGCGCTGGTAGTGAATCGGGCAAATTGTTATATTTGAAAATGTCCAAGCAAATATTCAACAATTTCCAAAACCAATACTTGAACCCGAGTTCAACGTCTGTTACGTCGTAAAGACTGTTAACAAGATTTTCAATCTTTTTACGCTCCGTCATAAAATTACGCCCTCCTTTAATTCTGCAATAATTTTTGTTTTTTCCTCACTCGTACAATGTGTGAGAGTGTCAACAATAACACTTTCAATTTCTGTATAGCCTGTTAATGTACCGAGTGTTTTATAAACTCGCGACGGTATACCGACAAGCGACTTATAATTCGTTGGATAGTTTGTCATGTATCTAGTTTGTATGATATACGGTGTTCTATATGTAAATAACGCGTTACCGCTCAACCCCCCGCCGTGTTCATAATCGGGTTTTTGCATATCGTAACTCTGCACCGCACTCATAACATTCGTTAAGCCACTAACTGCACCAGCAACGTTTCCGCTTGCTAATGATAACCCCGCACCGACTAACGACGTAACGCCCGAAACGACACTTGTCATTTGTCCTTGTTTCATACGTGCATAATTAGCACCGCTTATAGGTAACTCCGTGAAACAATTACCGACATAAGAATATAATATATGCTTGTTGCGGTTAGGGTGTTTACATACAACGTATGCTTGACAATTTCCCGTTAAAATGTCTACGTGATAAACAACATTAATCGAACCGTTTGTAAAATCGTCGGCGCGCATAGGCTTAAAACCTAAGTACGGCAAATAAATTTGATAGTCGGCGTTATAATCTAAGAACCCGCCGAAATGCTCCACAACGTCAATCGTACCACAATCAATTTCTATATATTCAGTCGCGCACGCATTTGCTTGTATTTGTGAATCTAGATTACCGACTTTAAATGTACCGTTAACCGTGTTTACATTAATAGGCACAAAACCGAACGCTATTATATTTTCCATAGGCGAACTCTGATTTTTTATAACATTGTCGTAATAGTTCGCGCTCCATAACCACGCGGAAAAATTCGCAAGCTGTGACGAATCGGGCGAATATAAATTCACTAACCCCGAACCAAGCGCCGAAATTGTCGGAAAAGGTGGAACGTCAATTTCGTCATTAGTATCATCATACGAACCAAAACCGCCTGTATCATCATCATCCGGTGGTGGATAGTCGGGGTTATTGTCTAAGATGTTCCCGTCCCAAAACCAATCGGGAACGTTTGGCCAGTCATTATCACCCCATAGCTTAACGGAAGGTATCCAGTCACGAGGATCGCCGGGCTGTCCGCCGTTCTCTCTTATTCTGCCCCATTCTGTAGCATAGTATAAAGTACCCCATACCTCGTATACATTAAAGTTCGGATCGCTAGTGTCCATATAATGAAACATAGTAGGAAACAAGTATAAAGCCGGTTGACCTTCTGCAAAAACACCATCGTATGTATACCTTAAATTAACGCCAGATACACTACTAACAACACCTGTTTTAAGATTTACATATTGAAAATATAAATTTATTTGTCCGCCTGTAGCGCCTAAAATATAGAATCGTAAAGCCGTTTCATTCTTAAAAACGAACTGAACGAAAGAAGGGTTTTCACTACCCCAAGTAGCGGTCATATCGTCAACCATTTCTTTTGTTATTCTGATAGAAGGATAAAAAGGCGCAGTTATAAAAGTATATCTTCCATAAGTAGGCGCTGCCCAGTCAAAAGTAATTAGTGGAGGTCTCCATTTTGGAAGATCTATAACTTCGCTTGTTTGTTTGTCAGCTGGTGCTAGTGCTAGTAATTGCCAAGCGTTCCAGCATTCGATAAAGGAATTGTAAATAGCCATATTACACCCCCGTTGTTGCTAAAATGTATGAATCGTTATTTGAAAAGCCGTTAGGAAACTTTATCGTATTAACTAAGCGTTTATTAAGTACGGGCGCTTTATCGTCCACTAAGTACGTGTTGAACTCGTTTTCTTGTCTCGCAATAATACAACCGAGGTTTAATATATCCTCTTTGTATGTCATTTTTAAATCACACTCGCAATCATAATATATACGATTTGCACCTAACAACGGTTCGCTTAAATAAAAATAATAACCCGTCTCTGTATTATAACAATAATTTGCGTTATTGTATAAATTTTCGTTGAAAGCTAGTTCAAGCGTTGGTGTGTCTTTGTTAACGTCGTTTTTAAAAATAACGTTAACGTCGTATGTATCATTATTTGAATCCGTTTTAATCGGCGTTAACTCTTTATTCAATTTTCGATTGTCTGAGTTGTTTTTATAAAATCTAAAAATCACGCTTGCACCTCCTCAATGTTTCACGTGAAACATAATATAAAAATACGGGTATTTGTATAGCGCGCCCGTCCGCGCTTGGTGGCAATGAAAGAAAAGGACTATATCAAAAATTAGTTAAGTGTCAAAATAATACCATTTTCTGAAATGTCGTTAATATAGCCGATATTCGCGCCCTGTGTAAAGTTGGTTCGTCTCTCTGAGTTAATACGGTCACTAGCGCTCCAACGCTCATACATTGAAACCGCGATAGCCTGTCTGTCCGCAAGTACGCCAATAACATTTCCTATTGTCTGTGTCGTTTTATTTTCAGCGTTCTTTTCGCTTGAAGGAATTACAACAATGCCCGACTTGTAGTCGAAATCTTCGCCGGTGTTATACTGCCAGTAATTAACGCTAGAGTAAAGTGGAAGAGATACAAGCTCATTGTGGAATGTTGACGAACTAAGGAACGAATCGCAAGCACTTGTAAATGCCTTAAGCATCATAACGTGCATATTGTCACGGCTAGTTGCTCGAATCTTTGAGCCGACGTTATAAAAAGTTCCCTCGTCCTCCATATATGCAATATAGTTATTAATAACATAACTTGCATAATTAAGGAAATCTTTGTTATAAAGTGCGCTTTTTCCTATAGGCTGATAGCCTGTACTCTCGCTTGTATAACCCTTTGCTGTGTTATACATTGTTACAAGGTTAACAATTCCGTTTGAGTTCTTTTTCTTTTCAGCAATGAAATTACATACACAAATGTGCGACATTTTGTTTAACTGTGATTCAAGCGAACCCGTGAGCGAATCCATAATAGCAGTTATAAAACTATTCATAGCTGATTCACTAGTAAACGCTGAACGGTAAAGCACATCTGGAACACTTACAGATACTTTCCAAGTGTCGATATCTTTGAAAAGTGTTACGTCAACCGACGGTTTATAAACTGTGAAATAGTCGGTTGAATAATCGTTCGCACCAATGTTCCAAGAATTGTCTCTTGTTGCGCTAATCGGCTGAACGTCGATTTTTTCAACGATTGAACCGAATACAACGCCCTCCATTAATAGTTTAGGCATATCAAGACGACGGTCAAGAGTTCTGATTACTGTCTTGCCGATTTTGTCTACAAGTTTACCGAGAAACATATCAGAACCCGCGGTAAACTGTCCGCCGTTTATACTCTCGCCCAGCGAAATAAGACCGCTTAAATCTTTCACAGACGGCGCAGATAGTCCCCAGCACTCGTTAGAAACGGCGTTAATTAATGAATAAATCTGATTTACTATCATTTTTAAAACCTCCATATCATAAAAATTATGTTAACTATTTAACAATTAAAATATAACAAAAATGCAAAAATAAAGCAACAACAAAAAAGCGGGTATATTTCAACCCGCTTAAAAGTTTCACGTGAAACATTAAATATTTTTATTGAGATAATCAAATATAGTATTTATAGCACCTTGAACAATATTATAATCATTACCAAGTTTAGCTTTTCGCGCATCACCGCTACCGTATTTATCGTTTAATGTATCAGCTATTAAAGTAAAATAATAACAAGTATCTTTTATTTTTGCTACGGGCGTTTTGAATAGTTCAACCTCCTTTTCGCGTCGAGTTTTTAAACCCTCAACAACCACCCCGCCCGCGTGACAATATAATAGCATTCGCTCGGGTATTTCTGATTTTGATAAATCGCCATATCTTACAAGCTCGTCAATCGAACCAATATTAAAAGCGAAACTTACAAGCGCGTCAAACTCGTTTTGTGTCCATTTATATTTATAATAGTACTTGTTTACGTTTTCCTCAAATCGTGCTATATCATTATAAAATAGCGCGTATACCTCGTGATCGGTTAAGTGTTCGCCTTTGTAAACGTCGCTCGCGCAATGTCCTATGCCTATAGTTAAATTGCCGAACCCGTCGTCATAAGCGTCATTTCTGAACCCTTCAAATTCAATTATTAATTTTTTACCATTTTCTGAGATTTTCATTTGTTAATATCCTCCTTAATTAATTTTATTATTGCATTGATTGCAATCTCTAACGCCTCAACATCTAAAATAAATTTTTCGTTTCCGAGATATAATCTTTGTAAGTCCTCTAAGTGTTTAATCGCTTGTTCGTTCGTCATTGTTGTTTAATTCCTCCTCATATTCATTTATTAATTGTTCGTACATAGTAGTTAAACCGAGTTTATACGTTGTAGGTTGCAATACTATGCCGTAACTGTCATTACAAGTATATTCGTTACCGTCGCAATCTGTAAATGTAAACGGCGCTTGCTCGTCAACGTAAAAGTGTATATTTTTTCGCGCGTGTTCGTAATCAAAAACAGTTTCCTTTTTAAAATTTTCTATGTTGTCATTTAAAGCCGTTACCGCTAATTTACTAACGCCCGCAACTGTTAAATGTAGTCCGTCCTCGTACCTTGCAACGTACTTTTTCGCGCCTAGTGTTTTAAACTCTTGTGCCGTTGTTTCCGTGTCAAATATTCCTATATGGTACTTTTTACCTTTTCTATCCTCCGGACAAAACGCGTTATAATCCAAGCCGTTTTCCTCCGCGCTTTTCTTACATTCATTTATAATATAGTTGTTGTACTCTGTAAAATCAATCGGTTTCACGCTTTTTATTGAATCGGTGTCATAATAACATACTATATTATCGTTTTTTATGATTTGTCCCCATAATGTCGCGCGGTTGTAAGCGGTACACCATACACCCCAAGCATACTGACCGATTAAACTATAACTACTGTGCAATCCGTCGATTTTTTCGCGCATAAAAGTCTCTTTGATTTCCTCGTCGTTATATTTACCCCACTCGTTCTCTTTGTAATATGTGTCTTGGTTTAAAACATTAGTTGCGAACATTCCGAAACAACTATTTAATCGTTGTTTACTTTTCATATATAATTCATTGTCTACGCCTTTTAACTCGGTTTTCTGTTTATATAATTCGAGTAAATAGTTTAATATGCGTTTATCTAGATAACGTTTATTACAACCGTATATATTAACATATTCGATTCTTGAAAAATCATAAGATTGTAAAATCATTTCATAATCACAGTCAGTTATAACAAGCTCGATATAATCGCATTTAACTATACGCCCGTTGTCGGCGTAAACTCCCTGTTGTGTTATTCCTTTATAGCTAGACAAGTAATGGTTATACAATTTGCTTTTTACGTCGTAAAGTTTCACGTGAAACAAAAAACATTTGTCATCTTTTAAAATGTTGTAGTCGTCTATATCATAACCACCAACCCAGCGCCCAACGGGATATTTTTTTGTTAATAACATAGTAGGATATGCGCTTGTCTCGTCCGCTGAATATACGTTTTTTAAAGTTTGATTAGTATAAATTATATTGCTATGAGTTATACCTCCAGCAAACGCTTGCATTAATAGCATATATATTTCAAACGGTGGTATTAATTCTTGTTGCTTTTTAATATAAAAGTAATCGAGCCTTGACAATAAATCGCGCCTAACCTCGCCCGTTTGGGTTAACGGTATGTTAAAAATATGCCCGTACTCACTTTTAAAATATTGTATTATTTTTGTAAGCGTAATAATATCATATTCGCAATAACCCAATTCTGTATCATTTAATTTTGTTAATGGCGAGCGTGTTATATTATAGTCTAAGTCGCCCGTTTTCTTGCGCACATCTGTGTAATTTTCAGCGCTTTTTTCAAGTGACAAATTTGTTAATTTATAACTACATCTAAACTCAATGTTTAACTCTTTTATATAAAATGATATGGGCTTATGTGGTGCGGTTGCTAGCATATTTTCGATAGTATAATTTTTTAAAAACATACGCAAGAAATGAAATTCGTATGCCAGATTATGCACATATATTATTTTTCGCGTTTCCTCGTCCGCTATATGTTTTAGCACGTCCTCGAAAAATTCAAAATTACGGAAATAATAAACATTGTCATTAACTCCGAACATACATATATAAACACAACTAGCTATGTCAATGTCGCTATAGTCTTTTATGTTATAATCGAAATTTCGCCAAGTACCGTTTATTTTAAATAAGCTGGACACCTCAATGTCGAAAGTATAAATATTATCCGAGTATCGCGTTTTTCCGTTTCGCCGTGAAACCTTAAAACAATCGTGATGTCTGTCGATTATTTGATTAACGTCTTTTAATTCAATCACGGCGCGCCCTCCTATTTAAACATAGTTTTTAATCTGTCTCTAATGTATCGGCTTAACTTGTCGGGATTGATTGACCTATAACCATTTTCGGCTAAAAATTCGCTTTCAGCTTTTTTGGCGCTTTCAATCAAAATTTTGTCTAGCTGGTCACTTTTCAAACCTAGTTTACGTGACATTAAATAAAAGTCGTATTTTTGGTCAGACGGTAACTCCTCGATATAGTTTAAATAAACCTTTGTATCGTCTACTGTGTCAAGCTGGTCAAGAATGTCTTGTTTTGAATAACCCGCACGCGCTAATTTTCGCGCCGTTTGTGTTCCGAATATTGCTTTTACATTTCCCTGTTCAATAAGAGTTTTCGCTAGATTTTTAACAATGTTATTCGTGTCTTTGTTGAATTTTTCCGAACTCGAAAAACGGTCTTTTTTTCCACCTTTTCCGAATTGTTCGTTAACTTTTTCGAGTGCCTGCTTTATACTTTCAAGTGTATTGTTTGTTATTTTGTTCTCGTCCGCATAACGTAAAATGTCATTAGCTTTACGAACTAACTTTTCGTATTCGCTACGTGTATAGTCACGCTTTTTAGCCACGGTTCGCACCTCCTCAATGTTTCACGTGAAACATAAATAAAATAGCGGGTATTTGTATAGCGCGCCCGCGTTCGCGCTTGGTTGTTACGCTATATCGCAATAGATATAATTACGTCCGTTTTTGCTTACTCCGTGCCCCACGACAATTTCAATTGGAAAACCTATCATAATACCAACAATGTCAAGAAATGATTCAATAAATGTTTTACTATTAGTTGCAAATACTCCGTCGTTTGTATCAATGGAAAGAATGTCGATTTCGTTTCCGTCCTTGTCGGTGTCTGTGAAAATAACATAACCGTTTACTGTTACCACTGTTTCAATTGTAGAAACTTTCTTAATGCTCTGTGACTTTGTAACTCTGTAAAGCTCTTTGCCTGTGTATTCCTTTGAGCTGTTAATAATTCTCATAATTTTTTATTCTCCTTTTATTAAATATTATTCGTTTCGCCGTCTGTCTCCTCGGCGTTTGTATCCTCGGCGTTTGTCTCGTCGCCGTCTGTTTCCTCGGTTAACTTTTCCTCGATTTCGTCAACCTTGCTTTTTGTTTCACGTGAAACATTAGCTTTGTTTAATTCTTTGTCAACCTCGATTAACTCGTTGTAAAAATCCTCAAGATTAACTTTCAACCGCTCCACCTCCTTAATTAATTTTTTTATCGTCTTTTTCCACCTCCTTAAAAAACATTTTTTTATTAAAATGGTGGTTGTTTCTGTGTTCCAACCCCATATTAACAAACTTTCAATTAAAACGCTAGTACTTTCTAGCTTATAACCTCTTTGTATATCCTCCAGCGCTCGACGAATTACTTCATATCGGACGCGCTCGAGTGTGTCTTTGTTTAAATATTCGTATATGGCTAATCACTCCTTTAATATTAAGTCGCTATAGACATAATCGCGAAATGTTCGGAATAATGCACGCGCTTGCTTGTCGTGTTCACTGTCCAGCTTGAAAAGTCTAGCGCCACCCGTTGAAATGTCGATAGCAATCATAGTGTCGTAAAAATAATCTATGTCTACTAATGACGTTTCATTATTTAAGTATAGCTTTTTGATGTAGTCGTTCGCTTGGGGTAAGGTGTCTAATACCTTACCGCGAACAACTGTATATACTTTTTGTCCTAGTTTTTTACTTGCGCGTTCGTTTAATTTGTATTCGATTACAGACCACATTTGTTTATATCCTCCTTTTTATTAGCTGCTTTATCAAGCCTGTAAAGCTGTTGTATTTTTTCCTTCATTTGCGTTTCAATGATAATCTTGTCTACATCATCAACACAAGATTTTAAAAAACCTTTACAACCTGTAATACATTCAATTCTAGCGGCGTGTTCGATTATTTGCTTAATAATTCTATATGACCAGATAGCGTTCTTTTTATTACAATAATACTGTAAATCTGTAAGCAAATTATTTATGTTCATTTTTTTATTACCTCACTTTCTATAAATGGTGTAGCTGAACAAACAAGCTCCCAATTTCCGTTATACACTTCATATATGTATTTATTATTTAGCATACACCAGCGTCTTAATCTAAACCCCACATCCTCAAAATTTTTTACTTTCTCGACAATGTGCCTTTTTGCGTTCCTGCGTTTTGCTTTGCTTGTAATATAGTACATTTAATAACCACCTTTCTAGTAATACCATTCTATAGTATGTATAACATAAACAACATATCTATATACGTTTTCTTCTGTGATTATTTCATTGTAGCAATTTAATTCTACATTTATTTCAAATAGTCTATATTGATTTTTACATTTTGCCCTAAATGAATTATAGTAAATATCTGTTATCTCTGCATAATCATAACCTAACCAGTGCAATATATTTGTTGCGAGTTCTTTATCCATTCGATTATTCATAATTTTTACACCACCTTTTTATTTAAGTATTCTTTTATTTACTATCGCACCAGCTAAAGCACGAATGTTTTTTAATGTGTTATAGGTTATTACGTTATTAAAATACATTATTTTTGCTATGTCCTCGATACAGTTACGGGTTATACATAAGGCGTTAATGTCCTTTGTTATTATTAAAATATTAAAGTAATATCTGATACTATGGAAAAAACTTTTTTTCAATCCTCGCATTTTCTACACCTCCGTTTTGTATATGTTTCACGTGAAACGTTTGTTATTTGTTTCACGTGAAACATTGTTATTTATTCGTTAATTTCGTAAAATGTGTTTATCGCACCAGCGTTTAAACAAAACATTACATTTTCTATTGTCTGTTCTTTGCTATGTTCACAAATGTCTTTCGCTACTTTATAAATGTTTGTTAATGTTGGTTTGTGTGTGCTTACATAGTTAAGCATTTTTTCGTATTCGGCATTACAACCGCAAGTATAAAAATCATTTGATATACAACAATTCATAACACTTGAAATACTCCATTTTTTAATCTCATTAATTTTCATTTTGATACCTCCGTTTTGTGTTCTGTGTTCTTTGTTCCTTACAAGTATTATATTATCATAACTAGTGCGAAAAGTGGTTAACAAACTGTGAACAATTTGTAAACATTTTTGTTAACATTTATATAGTTTTCAATACTACGTGTCGCGGTTTTGTTTTCTATGTATGGATTGTATACAGTATACAAAATTGAAAAATAATATTATGTAAACCAATTACTATTCTC